CGTATCGGCGGCCTTTTTGTAGCTATCTAAATCCAAATCGGTGAGATCTTTTTTACCACCCCAACTCTTATTCGTGGCGCACTCAACCAAGATATGCGCCGGGTTCATGGCGTGAATCTCCCGTACATTTTCCTCTTGCTCCGGTGTTAAGCCGGAAATTTTGAGATTATCGTTACGTAGCAGGATTTTAGCTTTTTCCGGATACCACACTGCACCATCATGCCAGCCTTTATTCGCTCTGCGAACGCGGTAACTGTGCTTTTTGGGATACGCGTTATAGCAACTAATTAATCCACTAAACACTGTTGTAACAATGCCGCGAAAACCCGGGATTTGGTCTTTCGGATCGAGCTCACCAGCAATAATTTCACCGTTTGAAAAAAACTTATCTTGCTCAGTCTGAATCCCTCTTTTGCGGCGTTTGCGAACAAGCCACTCGGGCTCATCATGAATGCCCGGATTAAGTATGCCTTTAAGTAGATTAATCAACATTTGACTTGGTTTTTGATCAGTCTCGCCCATAAGTATTTCCATGCGCCCTTGAATTCCACCTTCGCCGCCCGTATTATCACCGCCGAAGAGGTTTGGCTTGTCGATATAAATCGCTTGCGAGCGGGTAAGCTCGCCAGGCTTGCCGACATACGCCGTCTTGTCATCCACACGGAGCTCGACAATCTCATCCACAGGCCCGCGACCAAGTCCTGATTGTATATCCCAGTAATAACGATAACCAACCGTTACCGACCCACCGCCACGTTTACCACCCATTATTTATCTCCTTGACGCGCCGCAATGGCGGCATTAATACATTTACGGGCAAACACGCTGCCCGTGTTTAAAAGCACCTCGGAATCAATCCCGTGTGCTAAAAAATGGGCATAATCCAAGCCCTCGCGCACAAAAAACGCCTCCACACCGGAGGCGCAAAAATCTACCCGGCGCATATCTTGCATTGTGATAGTAATGCTATCCATAACTTAGCCTTTTTTAATCTCGGTTGTGCGGTAATTGCCATATGCCAACACCTGCCAATCCTCAGTCCAGCAATCGCCGAAAAACACGCACTGTGGCGTGCCCTCGTCGATTTGCGGGAAATTCCAATCTTTAGCCCCGACTGCCTCGGGGCTATTGTTTGATTGCTTGCGCGCCGTAGCTTGACTGACCAAATAACTAATAGCCATCACAACCACCATCCGCACGATTGCCCATCCGATTGCTGCCCACATAATTAATCCTCCTTAAAATACCCGTGAACCATCATACGGCGACTTATTCGGCATGTGCGGTGCGCCGCCGAAATTGAGTATATTGTTAAATTTTTTAAGGCACGTCTCGGCGCGGCCGTCGCACCCAGGATACACTTTGATGACTGTGCCGACAGACAGTTTTTGGGTGCCACCCATAAGCGTGAGTTTGTTATTTTGATGAATGGTCACTGCACGCACCTCGCGCACACTGTCGTCCGTCCACTCGATGAAACCTGCATTAAACCAACCTTTAGGGAGGTTTTGCGGTAAATCAACAGTGATAGATACACCGTCCATCGCGCTTATTGTGAGCCCCGCGACAACAAAGTTGCTGGGATTAACTTTGCAATCCACGTCATATAGCGTGTAAGGGCAGTTACGCCCCCACGTCAAACGCAAACCGGCGCTCTCCATTGTCTCCGAAAGTGCGGCGGAAATTAGTTGCGTGATTGCAATGTCCGGGCGCTTTGCCTCCACAATCGTGCCAATCCACACAATACGAATCTCTTTGTCGTTTTCATGCAAGCGCATAATAGTGAGCTTAACAGTTTGACTCGGCGGAAGCCCTCGATACAGGCGCGCCACGGGGTTGTTGCTCGGCATGCGAAGCGTCACATTGCCATCGCCCCCGCCGTCGCGGACATCACTGATAGCGGACGCCAACCACTTCTCACCGTTTATCTCTAAATCCTTGTCCGCATTGCAAAAGCGCCAGATTTTTTCGTTTTCGCCACGCACAAATTGATATAAATCAATTGGGCGACCCTCAGCGACGGAATGTGTTTTGCTTAAATAACTCATCTTTAAATATCCTTTAAACCGCCTTTAAAAGTGCGGTCGTTTTTGTGGATGTTTTTACGGCTCCAACTCATCGCGGAGCCCGTGGAAGCTCACTGTAACTGTTGCCGCACCGTCTGCGTCGGTGTGATGCACCCAGCTTACTGTGTCACTCTCCAAGCGGGACAGCGTTAAATACGAAATCTTGAGAATCTCCGCTTGTTTGATATTGAGCGTGTCGCCGTCAAATGCGAGCCGCTCTGTTGCAGAGTTAATCACACTGGACGACACAATACGGCGATAAAAAATCCGTCCTCCGGAGCACTCAATGCGCACGTCTTGGCGTCCTGTTTGCTTTTGCAGTGCGCCGGTATAGTTGATGTAGGCAATATCTAAGGTCTTGCCGACAATATCGCCCACGGGCGTCACATCCGTGCTTGCGGTTGCCACCCAAATCGCACGTTGACGACCGCGTAAGTAGTAAAACAGATTGCGGAGCTTGCGTTGTTCTTCCCGCCCGGCTGCTATAAAGCGGTGGGCGGTGATTTGCATCGCCTTGTTGGCCGTATCTAAGTAGTACGGCAAGCCCGTCTCGTTATCTAACGTCTTAATCAGACGCGCATATTGCGCGGTGATGTCTTCCGACCACTCGGAGGTCGGCTCTAACACCGGGTGGTTGCGATAGGTCGGCAAATGACTCACATCATCACTCCACGCATTATGCTCGTGCAGTTGTAAGCGGATTTGCGCAGTAGAGACGTTGTCGCTTAAACGGCGCACTTGCGGCATATCCGTAAGCACGGCGGAACGCAACGGATAAATGGCTGTAAAGGACTGATCGTAATTGCCAACAATAGGGCGCTTAACCGTGATTTTACTTGGCTCTAATGCAGTGATCTCAACCATCTCCTTGTTGTTTCCGGTCATCATAATTGCGCGCCCGCCGACGGCAAAATCATAGCCCGCAGTGTTAATAGGTAACTCCACCGCCCCCTGTTGCACAGGCTGTAACAGTCTTGCGCAGTCGGTAAAAATCGGCACTGACCACACGCGCGAGCCGTAGCCATAAAGGGCGGATTCAAATAATTGGCGTTCCACATCACTAAAACTCACTTTAAATTCAAAGGTGCGGCGAGGGCTCAAGCGGCGTGCAATGCGTTGTTCGGCGGCGGTCACGGATTGATGCACGCGGGTGAGCCACTCGAGGTTTTCTGTGACTTCCTCACTCCAATCCGGCATAAACGACCAATCGGTTGAGCGCGAGCCGGTAATGCGTAACGTGACAGGACTTTTGCCTAAAAAGTTAAACGTGACAACGCAATCAATCACTGGCGTGCCTTGCATGCCAACTTTAACCGTCCATTTTTTGAGGGCGAGCGCGTTAAACGTGCCGGATGTAGGGCCGACAAGCTCTATGCCCTCACCGCCAACAACGGAAACAGATAACAACTTGACCGCACTTTTATTGGCATTCCAGACTTGCACGCGGAAAGTCTGGTCAGTTGATATGGAGCCCAAATTGACGGTGTGCGGGATGACAATGATGCGCTTGTAAAGATCTGAGTAATAGTTAGGGATAACATACGCCTGCGCACTCAACGTCTGATTTTTGATATTGCGCGCATGAATCTGCCCGTTGGTTATTGCATTTTTTGCAACAAGTCGGGAATTTGCGCCACGATACGTAACCAATCCGTCAAGATAACCGGTATCTTTAATTTGTATGGTTGCGCTGCTAAAAATTTTATAGCCGTTAATCTTTGCCATACGGATTACTCAATAATGCGGTATGCCACACCGTATTCGCCGGAGTTTTCGTTTCCTTCCGCCGCAATCGATGTGGAGGCGGGTTGATATTGCGTACTTGGCACAAACATCCAATTCTCGCCGTTAATTTGTAATTTCTGCCGCGGCACGATGCCGACAATTTTGCACTCATAGCGATCCGGTACGGTTCCTAGGCGGCGGAATAAGTTATCTTTACATTGTGCAATCACCGCATTAGGCACCGGCATTGCGAGCTGTCCGAATTTGCTTTGACTATGGGTTAATAACATCCGGTCCGGATTATGCTCGTAATCATCAGCACGTCCATTTGTAAGCATATAACAGCCGGTCTCAGATGATGACAAAGCGTACTCATAACGAGAATCTGCACAAAAATACCAAGGCGCCCTGGTATCCCCGCCAATATTATCGGCACGAACAGCCGGTCCATAAGAATTACTCCCAGAAGACATCCCGAAAGTATGATAGCTATTTAAGCGAGGACGGTTATAACTAGTATTATCAACTGTTGTCCCAAAAACGTACTGTCCGCCGGTATATTGTCCCTCTTTGTTGAGCGTGCCTAACCCAAAATGGCGGAATCGCTCCGCTTGATACTGCACACACACATGCAAGTATTGCGCAGTGCCGAAAAAGTCATAACTGACAAATTTACCGTTTTGTAAATGGGACGTGCGGGTTTTTGTTTTGAGATAAGAGTTATTGCATGACGCCCCTGGCTGATTGAAGCAGTCGCGATTTTTATCAACGCCGGTGCTAGCAATTACAAACAACATATTGTCTTTAAACTCAAGTGCCCAATAGCCTTCTGCGTTGCTTAAATAAAGCACATTTGTGCTATTTTTTTGGATAGTCCAATTAAGATTAACAGCAAACTCAGCGAGCTTACTTAGTAAATCTGCAACATTAGTCGCGGTGCCTGTTTGATATGCCATATTACGCTCCAAGCTCTAACACAAAATAATCGGTTGTCGTGGTGCGAAACGCGCCGTTACACACCACGCCCTTGTTGCCATTAGGCAATGTCACCTCATCACCCACCGCGCGTTGCACCCCGGGAATCCAATAAATACCATCATATGTCCCCCAGCGGTTAATCCCCTGACTGCCTCCGTCATGCCCAATAAACTCTACGGGATAAAGCGGATAATGCCCACCGGGTGAAGCGGTCACCGCTTTAAGTACATTCCAAGAGCGGGTTGAGTGCTTTTGTAAAATTGCCATTGGATAAAGCACTTGAACCGCCGAATCACTGCTATATCTGCTGTAACTTGACCCACTAAAATCGCGCCAACTTTGGTCAGGTGTAAATAGCCAGCAGTTGCCGCTAAGTGGATCTACAATAGAGCAGTTGTAAAAATCAGTATTCGAGTAGCGTAATAAAATCGGGGTATGACTACGGTCAATCGGTGTCTTTGTTGGCGCGCTCCCCGCAATGCAAAGCGGATAGGGATATTCTGTCGGCGGGACAGTCGGCAGGATAAAGCCGCAATAGGCACTTGAGCACACATTAGAGATACGCGTCACCACCTTAAAGCAACGGCCATCGGCGACCATGTAATAGTCAATCGGGCGTGCGTCAGCAAACAATACGACACCCGGCGAGATATTGATAATCCCTGCTTGTACGTTATCGCCATTGACTAATTCGCTGTTAAAAAATGTACCGCCAAAAAAGTTGAGGTTGTAAATGTCTTGCGAGATGCTATTGACAGTTTCACACATCACATAAATATCTTGCTCAACTCCGGTTCCGGTAGATTTCCACACTATTTTCCGTTTTTCCACTTCCGTTGCTGTTTTTGCAACGGTTTTGTCAAGTAGCACCGTCCACGCCTGCCCATTGGCAACCAACGTTGGGTCGGTAGTTAAAAATTTATTTAGGATGTCAAGCAAATCGCGTTCGTTTTGTGCTGTGCCGGTTTTGTATGCCATGTGATAACCCCTTAATTTAAAATATCTTTTACGGTTTGTTTGTTGGCGCGGAGCATAGTGATGACTGCCTTAACGCCCGCGGTGGTCTTGAGTCCCGCGGTAAATAACTCCGCGCTGTCAACGGCGAGTGTCTGTTGGATGTTGACCGGAGATGCTACCACCTGCGTGCCCGTGCGGCCGTCACGCAGGGAATCACTTAACCCCGGCTCGCTATAGCTTGGCACCGGCGGGACAGATACCGGCCCGCCTGAAGCGCGTTTGAGTAGCCGTTTGTTGTTGATTGCGTCCATAAACGCGTGCCCGTAGTGCGACACCGCAGAGGCTTGAATTACCCATTCGCCGTCCGACAAGCGGGCGGGGATGGAATCCGATGTGCTTGTACCTGGCCCACGAATCGGACCGCCGGTGGCATAACCACCCGCGCCGGAAAACGCGCTAGCGATAGCACTCCACCAACTCCCGGCAGAACTTGTGACTTGCGTGACAAGTTGTTGTGCCGCAATCCGAATCATTGCATCTAAAATCGTGTTAGTGAGATTCAGCACCGCTTCACGCAGGGTCATTGTCCCTTTGGCAAGCCCTACAATAGAGGTTTGCAATCCTTCGGTTAAACCCTCTTTAAAGGTCTTTTCAAGGTCATTTCCCGCATTTTTAAGCTCGGCAATCTTGATTTTCATGCCCTCTAGAGAGCTTTTGGCTGCTTCACCTTGCGCGCCAGGCATTTGGGCGAGCTTTTCGAGCACTGGGATTTGTTTTTCAAGTTCGGCCACAGTTTCGGTGTATAGGGCCTTCAATTGTTGTTGCCCCTCAAGGTGGCTAATTAAGCCAACTTGCACCTGCGCTTGTATGCGTTGCTCTTGCGTGCTTTGGTTTTGATACAAGCGATTGATTTCATTTTGTACGCCGTCAACCTGTGCTTTTGCCTGCTCAAGCGGCAGGATTTTTTTAATTAAATTAATCCCGTCAACATTGGAGTGCTTAGTAAACTCCGCTAACAGCTTGTTATAACGCCCCTCAATGTCAGTTAAATTGGCTTTAACTTCTTGACCTGTAAGACGTAAATACTGGATGTTGAGAGCTTGTTTTTTCTCGTCGGCATCATATTCCTTGGTCTTCGTTTTTTTTGTTTTAGATTGCGCTTTACGATAGCTTTCACCTGCGGCGATTTGCGCTGAGTAAGCCAGTGCCTGATTTCGCTGTTCGTCGTTATCCCACTGATGATGATTAATGTCATAATCACGCTTGCCGCGCGCATCAAGTTTAGATTTTTCGGCTTCCGCTTGGAGTTGTTTAAGTCGGGTAGCGTTATCTTTTGAGGCTTTTGCATCATCCACTTTATTTTGCAGATCAATAACTCGATTTAAGCCGTCAATTAAAGGTTGTAACAGTTTTCCTGAGTCTCCCGCGCGTCTAGCCGCTTCAATAGCGCGATCTTTAAACTGTTCGAGTTTTTGGGCAGCAGTTAATGTGGCGTCAACAAACTCGCCGTTTAACTTGCTTTCGAGCTTAGTGAGCTCGCCCTGCATTTCCTGCAATACACCTTCGTTTTTCTTGATGACATCACGCAATAAATCCTGCGCTTCCTGCACTTCTGGACCGCCCAAGGCTTTCAATTTTTCGGCAAGCTCACCACCGGCGGCAATGGCTTCATCGAATGCCGCTTTGTATTGCTCTTTAACAATGTTCGCCAAATCCACATTGCTGTCACCGAGCTCTTTTAAATGTTTCTCAAGATTGCTGATTTGCTCATTGATTTTGTCGATTTCATCGGTGTTAATAAATCCACCGAGGTCGCTCATCATGTTTTGATGCAATAATTCGTCGCGACGGGCAATAAGTTCATCAAGGTCTTTTTTCGCATCTTCAATGACCTTTTTATTGGCATCAACCTGCATAACACGGTCTGTAAACCCGCCAAGCTCACCTAATTTAGTGCGAGCATCAATCAATCCTTGCGTTTTATCAATATTTGATTGGATGGCGTTGGACGTTTGTTGATACTGTGCCTCTAGTTCTTCTTCTTTGTTTTTTAAGTATTCGTATGCAAGATAAAGCCCGGTAATGGCAGTAATTGCCAGCCCAAGCTTGCCACCTGCTAATGTCAGCAAACTTTGCCCAATTCCGGAGGCGGTAGCACTTGCTTTTGCCGTCGCAAGGTTACGATTGGCAAGGGCAAGGCGTTCTGTGGCAATGGCTTCTCGCTCAGTCGCCACCGCCATGGCATAAGCGGCTTTTGCGGCATTAGCTTCAATTTGCGCTCTAGCAATTAAACTACGGGTACTCACCGCAGTCGCCGTATTGCTCTTAACGGTTTCAATGGCGAGCTTTGTCATATTGCTGAGATAACGTCCAGCAGCTGCACCGGCAACAATCAACATCACAGTACCGAGTTCATCGAGATTTTTTGCTAATGCGCTAATCGCACCAGCGACAAGGGATATTACCGGAACAGCTTTGTCGGTTTGTCCGATAAATTGTAGCCAGGCATTACTTAATTCATTGATTGCGCGTCCGATAGTGTGAGGCATGGCGTTATATTGACGCTGTATTTCATCTTGTGCCTCTTTCATCGCACCGATAATCAGTTGTGGAGTAAGTTCTCCTGCTTCTGCCATCTTGCGCAATTCGCCACGCGTTTTACCAAGGCTCTTTTGTAAGATTTCAAGGATAATCGGCATTTGCTCGGCGACGGAATTAAATTCCTCACCACGTAAAGTGCCGGATGCCAAACCTTGCGACAACTGAATAATCGCGGCACTGGCTTCTGTCGCATTTGCGCCGGAAACCACCGTCGCTTGTTGGATGGTTTTTGTAAATTGGAGTAATTCGGCGCTATTTGCTTTATCACCAAATGCACGATAAGTGCGGGTGTAAAGCTCGGCAGAAGCATTAAATAATTGCCCTGTGTCATCGGCAATTTGCATTAACTCTTTAAAAGTGCCTTTTGCTTCGCGGTTGGATCGCGACACAAGATTAATGCGGGCTTGATAATTTTTATATTCGTCGGCGGTGTTGGCAATACCAGCAAGACCGAGCGAAATTTTTGATAGTGCGGCAAGTCCCACAACTTGCTTTTTAAGTAAAGCTAGTTGTTTACTGATAGATTCAACGCCTGCACGGGTTTTACCAAGTTTGTTTGTCGCTTGGTCAGCGCTTTTGCCAAGCTCATTTAACCCTTGTGCACCGTTACGCCCATCACGCCCAACAGTATTGCCGGCAGTAGCGGTACGTTGCATTTCCGCTTGTAGTAATTTAAAATTTTTAACAGCACGATCCAAATCTGCTTTAACTGTCAGTGCCAGCGTTAAATTATCAGCCATGGGAGTCCCAAATAATGAAAAACGATAAATTATTGAGTTATGTTGCATGGATTATCGCGACATTGCCGATAACCGTCCCGTTATTGATGGTGTTATTTGGTGTGATTGAGTTTCGTAGTCTTATTGCGATCGTACTGTTAATCGGTGTCACCTTCGGCATTTTAAAACTGGTTTTCAAATTTCCGTTTCCTGCCGCCGTTATCGCTGCGCTGTTTCATCCACACCGCTAACCTTTAAAACTTGACCGCTAATCGGCGGTCAATGTGTTTATATAGCTTTCTAATCCTTCTTTGCCACTGTTTACCCCATAACATACATCTATTGTTCGGTCGGCTCGCGCGCGACGATAACGAATTAGGGCTTTTTCATAAAACAACAGCAACTGGCGAGCGGTATAATCCGCGAGTTCGCGATATTGATGACCGTTAGCAATTAAAAACTCTATAATTTCACCCCAGTCCACTTGGCGAGATTTGCCTTCGCCGACTTCTCGACGAGCGGTTGCACCGCCTTGCGGGTAAAAAAATCGGAATTTACACCCCACCAAATAATCAAAAGGGCTTCGCCGTCTTGGTTACCCAGATTCTCTACGAATTCAACCGGTTTATTGATTGAAATTGCTACTAACTCCATCACATTTTGATAATTTGCACTTAAACACACCATTAAATCGTCAAGCGAAAAATCCTCTTGACTGTTACCAAGAGTGGCACGCAATGCGTTTATAAACGGCATAAATTTGGCGTTATATTGCAACTGTTGCTTTAACGTGTATTCCTTGACTTCCAGTTTCTCGCCGGCAACCTCAATTTCAGCTGTCGGAAATAGAATTTCGAGTTCTTTGTTTTTATCGGTCATGACAGAGCCTTGATTCTTGAATTAAGTTCCCCGGGCATTACCCCGGGGGAAATGGTTTATTTGCGGATTTTAATCACGCGGCCAAAACGACCGAGCGTGGCGTCGCCTACTTTAGTGGTGTCAGCGAGCACGGTGGCTTTTGTATTTAGCGCATCTAACGAGTTTTCATTATTGATGAGACTCAGCGCTTCAGTCGGAGTGAAGTTGATTTTGTATAACTCAACCACGTTCCACTCATTATTTTCCGCTAAGTTAATGCCCTCATAGCGCAAAAACAGATCTTTCGGATTGGTGGTGAGCATTGCAATGATTTCAACTTGCCCGTATTTATACGCCACAGTATCGGTATTGGCTGCAATGTCTTTCAAAAACTCTACTGCGCCAAAAATTGGTTCTACGGTGTAATCTGTGCCTTCAACTAATGAGCCGATTTTTACTTCGCTTACATCTTGATGCGCTAATGTAATGCGGTCTCCTGCTTTAATTACTGCCGGCAATTTCTCACTCGTTACACTACCACCTGGCACTGTTACAGGTTCACCGAGCAACAATAACGCTAGGTTCGCCGCGCTAAACTCATGAAATTTAGCCGATACTTCGCCTGATTTCCCAGTGATAATTTTGCGTACTTTTTGGCGAGAGCCGGAGTAAGATTCGGTATGTTCAAAACTTTCCACTGTTAATGAGATAGATAGTTCGGATACATCACCCACCCAGCGTTGCGCGCCGACATTGCCCATCGCGTCACGCACGGCAAGATAGAGTTTTCCTTGGCCATAAGAATACGTTTCAATGTGTGCCATTATTGTTCTCCTTGATTTTGATTTTCGGTTTCACCGTCAGCGGGCGGCGGATTTTCGGCGTTATCAATAGTCTGTTGTTCGGATTGCACTGGCTGTTCCGAAGTTACCTGCTCAGCCGGTTTATCGGATTCATCCAATTTTTTCACCGCACTTTTTCCGCTCACACCAATTTGATGACGGATGAGATACGCCGCGTCAGCGTCTGTTACCTCAATCACATCACCTTCGGCATAGCTAATACCGGCGTGGACATGCGGTTGGTTTAATTTAATTTGCTTCATCGGTTTCTCCCTATGATGATTTTGGTTTGGTAGGTCTCCATCCAAACGAGATAAGAGTTGGTGTAATCCACAATGTCGCCACGGACAAAAAAGGTTTCTTTTGCCCCCGGCACCGGTGGGCGCCAACCCATCAACTGCTCGCGGATTTTGCCGATAACCGGATTACTTACGCTTAAATGCGGCGTCTCAATGTTGTACTGATAAGACTGCACAATCACGATGACCGAAAAGCTCACGGTGACCATTTGACGTATCGCCACATCATTAAGCGTGCCCACCTCGCCGTTTGGCACAACAAACACCGCAGGCGTTGCCAGGCCCGCCAAACTCACATCACTGATAGAGCGATATTCAGCGGTAGATCCCAATGTGTGGATGTAGTCCGGTTGTAGGGGGTTGAGCTGCTCAATCACATGCTTAATGTCAAACGGTCCGTATTGCATTAGTAATCCTTCAGGGTTTCGGCAGTAAACACGCGGTCGCGTTTGGTAAATTTCGGGAAGCCGGAGGCGGGCACAAGCTCATCCTCCAAGCCAAGCGAAAACTTACCTTCCGCAACCAACTGCAACAATTTGAGCGTATCGCGGTAGTCACGCACAATCGGGTTATCCGCTTCTTTTGCCGGTAAATGCTGATGCAGGTAGTAACGGACCAGACTGCGCGCCCAAGTGGTTAAAATGCGCGGTGTTTGCTTAAACGGCAACTTATAGCCGCGTTGACGCAAATAGCCGTCGATTAACGCGCTCGAATCCTCGATCATCTCTTCGATACGTTTAATCGCTTGATTCACCCGCTCAACATCAGCGGGTGAAAAGTTAGCGATGTCTTCACCGTCCAAAATTTTGCCCCAGATTCGCCAGTCAGCAGGCGGTTGCCCAACCTGCGCTGTGACTTGAGAGAGCTCCATAATGCCCGGCTTTTCATAGAGTTGTTGCAGTGTGATATACATGCGGCGACCTTACGCGATAACGTTTTTTAAGAAAAAGCCTAAATCCTTCGCGGTGATCAACTCCTTGACGGACTCGCCAACGCGGTGACGATTGCCGCCACGGTAGCCGATGTCGTTGTCAAAGATGGTACGCACTTCGCGGGTACCAAATTGGGCGGTCAAGCCAAAGGTAGTGCCGTGTTGGGTGTCGGCTAATACATCACGATAAATCAATGAGCAGTGACCGCCCCAAGCGTTCGCTAATACCGGCTTTTTCGCTTGATTCACGGTATTAACCAGCGTCTGACCAACTAAGATTTGGTCGAGCTCAAACAACTCTCGCAAAAACTCCAACGGCACTAAGCCGGAATCACCCAACGTACCGTTATACGCTTTGATGATTTTCTTGTTGGTACGTAACGCTGTCGCCGCTTTTTGCCCTAAAACCATGATATTTGGTCGCATAATTGGCGCATCCAATGCATCCAACAGTTGACGGATTGGATCGGAATCATCATGTGTCCACTGGTCGTTACCGGACAAGGTTTTGACATTGCCGTTGACATACGATTTTTCGTTAAACACCAAGCCTGCGGTGCGGATTTCGCGCGCCAGCTCAATCAAGTTAATGGTTTGTTCTACGGCACGACCGTCAGGGTCGTAATTTGCCGGGGCGTTTTTCGCGTCAACAACAGGCACCGGTGCATCTAATGCGTGGTCTTCGGTGGAGGCGGTTAATTCGGTAGCGCTAAATTCCACTTGGTTTGGGCGTGAGGTACGGCCGACAATGGTTTTCGGCACGGTGAAACCTTCGCCTAAATCATGTTGCAAATACTTAAACTCTTGTTTGCCTACATCGGTACGTGGTAGTACATCATCGGCAATCATGCGGCGGTTGCGGTAAGCAATCGCAATGGCGGTTAAAACCGGATTAACCGGAAAATTTGCTTTACTCATTTTTAATCCTTTTTCAATAGGTGAAAATTAATTACAGTTTTTGCTTAATTTTGATGACCGGGTTATTCGGCGGCAAAACCCGGTGTGATGTACAAGGAGCCCAAATCACCTTCCTCGCCGTCTTCTTCGGCAAAGCCAATATAGGCTTGTTTGGCGGTGGCTTTCACGGCTCGACCTCGCTCGTCGGTTGTTAATGGGTCGCCACGTTTGATGTCGGCGCCGTACATTACCGGATACAAACCGCTACGCACCACATCCACATGTTCGCCCGGGTCTTTCGGTACGCGAGTGGAAATGCCGATAAGTTTATCGGTAACTGCCGTCGCTTGTTTTGCACTGTTTTTATCTTCACCAAAGGCAACAATGCGATAACCTTCGATTTTGCCTTCAGTAACGTAGGCGGTGATTAATTCAGGGGTATTGCTCATTTTTGTGCTCCTTTCATGATGTGATTAACGGCATCGGTCATTGAGATTTCAACGCCCGCTTTTGCTTGTTCCGCTTGATACGCGGTGGCCGCTTTGGCGATAGACGCACCGTCGGCAAAGTCCACCGCGTCTTTGTCTTTTTCGCCCTCGCCAGATTTTTCCGAAAAGTCCACCGGTTTAGCGTTGAGCACATCTTTTAATACGTCGATGGACGATTTAGAGACGGTTTGATTGCCGTCAGAAAATGACACCGGCGCGTTGCCTAATTGCACCATCACTTCAACCAAGCCCGCTTTATGTGCCGGCAAAACTTTGCCCGCTTTCACTAAGCTATCGGCAAAATCAGAGGCTTCTTTTTTCTGTTTTTCCGCTTCCGCTTTGGCCTTTTCGTTCTCAGCGGCTTTGACTTTATCTTCGCGTTCCGCAATAGCGGCTTCACGGGCGGCAAAGTCGGCTTCTTTTTTCGCCACTTCATCGGCTGCCAATTTTGCGGCGGCGGCTTCAATCGCGGCTTTTTGTTCTGCTTCTGTCATGGTTTTCTCCTGTGTTGATGGGTTAGCAGAGTCGGATTCGTCAAAGGCAAAGTCGGCAAACGCATTGTCGCCGCCTTCGCTTTGCGCAAAGTTCACGTCTGCCAAGCCTTTAACAGCGGGCGGCACTGCGCCCAAAAAGCCCACATGACGTAAATAATGATGACCGGGTTTAGGGTTGCCGGGGGTCTCCGGCAGAAAAATGGATGCACTACGTTTTTTATAACGTCCTGCATTCACCGCCTCGGCGAAGGCTGCGTCAACTTGTCCCACGTGGGCGTAAAGTATGCCGTCCTCCACACTGGTCTGTTTCACCCAGCCGTAAGCCGGGGCGGTGAGATTGGGGTGACCGATAACAATCGGAGATTCGAAAAGTTTTGGATCGTATTGTGCACTTAAATCATTTAAATCAGCTTGAGAAAAGCTAATTTCGCGCCCGTCCATTGCGGTATGGGTGCCAACGCGCATAATTTCCATTTTGGTGAGTTTCACTGGCAAATAACCTCGGATGTGTGTTTTATGGACACAGTATGCCGAGGGTGTGAAATTTTGTATTTTTTCCACGTTTGGAATTATTAAACGGGGTAATTTTGCAAAGGCAGGATTATTTAGAGGGGGATTATCGTTTCTAGCGTGTTTATAAACGTTTATAAACACGCTAAAACGAACTTGAGCTATAACTTATCGAAGTTACGATTAAAACGCTAATACGCGCGTTTTACGCGTTAAATTCGTTTTTTAGGTGTTTCCGGGCAATTTCAATTAATCGTTGCTCATCGTCTGCCGACAAGCCGAGCCATGGGCGGGCAGGAATCGTTACGCTTTTCACCGGGCGTCCCTGTACGTTTAACGCCTTGGCATTTTTTGCGGTGATCGTTCCGCCGAATTGGTGGATTGCGGCATAAGGGCGGTCAGAGCCAAACACCACGCCAGTATCGCTTGCCTGGTAGCGCAGTGTACCACTTAAATGCCCGTCGAGGGTTAAAATTTTGTCGGCGTTTTTCTTCTTGGTGTCGCGATACCAATCCTGCAAAGGCGCCCAAGGCGTGCCGTCGGGGGCTTTCTGCGCAACAAACCGGGCGAAATGGATTGCCAACAGTTCTTCACCCATTTCTGCAAACATCAGCTTCGGGCGATTTAATGTCGCCAAGGCCTTATCAATCACGCGACTAAGCTCCGAAATATCCAGTTCAATGTTGACTGCGGTCATATTTTGTCCTATATTGATTTCAGTGCATCGGGTGGGCAGTCCCCGCCAGGACCTCCAATCCCACACCCGGCGAGACTCACTTGTGGCGGCGGGTGAGTTTTTTAGTCTTCGTTGTCCCGGTAATACAACATCACACCGGTGCGCACCTGCTCTAAATACTCGTCCTTTTCCGGCGCAAATATCGTTACACCATCCCAACCGTCACTGCCCACATCAAACACCGCTAATGCCGGCACATTGTGTCCGCTGTCGTCTAACTCAAAACGAGCAATATAGCGACGGCGTATGGTAGTTAAATTCAAGTGATGATGATACTCGGCACGCGTCCAGATTTCGTCAGGCGTTTTCAACGCTAACGCCAAAATCTTCAAATACACTTCACGCCCACGTTTTTTGAGTTTGGAGTGCCCGCTGCGGGAAGTAAACAACGCGTCGCTAATCATCAGACTTTCACCCAGCACATCTTTAAATATCGCGGGTTTTTCCTGCGTCGCGCCAAACTCAGATAAAAACTCGTTAATGTAAAATCCGTCTTCCTTGCCTTCCGGCAATAATAAACTACTGGATACCTTGCGCGGGGTCGGCATTGGGATTGGTGTATCTTTGCGGTGTGGGTAAAACTCCACGCGGCGCGGTTGTCCGCCGTCGTC